GCCATTACAAAAGCAGATAGTAGAAATGATTAACGCTTGTAAGAAATGGATTGAGTATAGAGTAGACGAATCGTACACATTAGTCGAAGAAGGAATTCTCCCAATTAGCGCATGAAAATACTTGGAAATAGTGGATAAGAAAAACCAACCAACCGAGCAAGCGTATGATACAATGTACTTACAATGGCAAGTAAAGCACCGGTTAAAGATAAAAAAGGCAGTAACACCGGTTATGGTAAAAGCGGGCGCAAAGCTATGCTTAAGAACGCCGCCAAAGACCTACTACCCGAGAAGAAAAAGAAGAAATCCCCAAAAGAAAAGCCAACACTTGAGAAAGCAGCATTAAAAGCGCTCATGGACGCCAAACTATCTCCACAAGAGGAGTATTTTTGTGAGTTATACGTATCAGACATAGAGTTTTATGGAAATGGTACACAGAGCTATATAGAAGCCTTTGATATTACCGTTGTACTAGGAAAGTCTCGAGGGGAGACGGACGACAACGAAATGACTCATGCAACCGTAAGGGCTAATGCAAGCAAGCTCTTGACAGACACCAACATATTGAACCGAATACACGAGCTATTAGAGGACGGCGGCTTCAACGATCAACACGCAGACAAAACACTGCAGTTTTTAATGACACAAAAAGCAGACTTGAGAGTAGCGCTTGGAGCTATCGACGCATATAACAAACTTATGTCTCGTATACAAGACAGACAACACGTATTGCACTCTTTTGCTAATGAAGACGTCTCGGACGATGAACTACAGCGACGAATAGCCGAGAAGCAGAAGTTCTTTAATAAAAAGTAATAATTTAGTCGCCTATGAAAGACTCAACAGCAAAATACATTGTCCGGACATGGTGGTTGGTGCTTGCCGTAGTTTTACTTGCCCTTGCCGCTGGCTTTTTACGCATAGAAAAGCCGCCGGAGTCCAAGAATTCCCCTTTTTCGGAAGAATGTAAGTTTTACCAGAAGACTCAAGGTGGAGATATGGTTATTAGTGAACCAAGCTCTGGAACGTTTCGCTACGAGTTGATTGCTACGAGCGACGGTATCGAGGTTTGGAAGTGTAATGCTTTTTAATATGAATAAAGAAACAAGCCCAGACGGTAAGAATATAGAGAAAATCGACCACGGAGACGGGCGCCAGAGTGTCATAGTGCACGTAAATGCCCTTTCTCTTGATAACCCAGACGCCGAGGACTTGGAAGTAAAGAAGATTATTGAGGAGCAAATCCTTCCAAAGCTTAACGATCGAGTCGTACTTGTTACGGTAGTACACAAAGAAAGCTTACTTAAGGCTACTGTAAAGACTAAATTTATTAAGGTAAGGCAAGTAGCCGAGGTTCTCATTGCCGGTTTTCCGCAGACTACGCAGGAAAAAAAAGAACCTAATACCCAAGATTTTATTATTATAGCGGTCGAAGGTGACGACGTCTGTGTAACACAGCTATAGCATGGCAAAACTACTACAGCTCAACATAGAAGCAATACACCGGCTCGTAATCATTGACGATGTACCGGTTATGGTATTTACGAGGGACGAGCTATCAGAGGAGACGCTCCTTCCTTCTGGTAAGTTTGAAATCTTTTGGTATGTGAACTTTAAAGGTAAGTTTTACGGTGGTATGGAGGTGCTCGCCGATCTAAAAGACATTGAACGCGACGTGGAGATTATGCTTGGTCACGCCAAGGAGACTTTAAAAAACCTTAATAAGTAGGTATGAAACTCGAAATAAAAAACCACCCCGAAGATAAAGTTGGTATTTACGCCGTCTCCAAGAAGGCAAAGAGAGCTCATATACCACTGGCTTTTTTAATTACTCAAGTGTGTGACGACGCAGAAAAGGAGTGGGCAGACAAATACGGTATGAAGGCTTGGGCGATTTCTCACGCACAACTCACAACGTCCCCAGAGCCCTTACGTATCTTTGTAGTACACCCGACATTGGCAGAAAAGTCACTCAATCCTTTAAACGCTGGCTTTCCTTCACGGGCTATCTTTAATGCTCAAATCCTAGAAGCCGAGAAGGAACTTGTAATGTATAAAAAAGTTCGAAAGACGGTATTTAATGGCACAACAGGAAAGCGAGAGATACACGACAAGGTACCGGAGAAGTGCGCCACGCCCAATATCTTTGAACCCAAGGAAGGTTGTATGAGTTTTGTACACCGGAAACCAAAGAAGGTGCAGCGAGTCTTCCGTATTACCGTTCGATACTGGTATCCGCGTCGTATACTTGGCTTGTGGGTATTATGGCGCCGGACTGAAAAAGTAGAAGGCTTAAAGTCGCAGATATTCCAGCACGAAATACAGCACTTCGAAGGGGATAACATATACTTTAAGCACAATGAACGCTAAAAAGCCCGACAACTACGACTTGCAGCTCCTAGACTACCGCCTAGAGAATGAAAAGTACCGATACTACGAACCTTCTGGAGTAGGAGAGGACTTTCTCAATGCGTTTGGAAGCAATGACTACTTTATACTCTTTCTTTCGGCGGCTAATGGAGTGGGCAAAACAGCACTGGCTACCAACATAATCGCAAATATATGCTTTTCTGGTAATAATCCTTGGTTCCGTGGTGGATTGTTCGAGAAATGGCAGTATCTAAAGAAGGGACGTATTGTTACAGAATCAGACTTGGTAGAAAAGAACGTGGTAAACGAGCTTAAACAATGGCTCCCCCGCGGTCGCTACCAGACTAAAAAAGCTGGTAAGCACTTCGAATCCCGTTGGTTTACTGATACCGGCTTCGATTGGGACATTATGACCTATGACCAAGACCCTATGCAGTTTGAAGGAATAACGCTCGGTTGGGCTTGGTTTGACGAGCCACCACCAGACCTATTGTTGAAAGCTACAATCTCTCGTATGCGTAAAGGTGGTATCATTATTATCACAGCTACACCTATTTCCGGTTCAGCTCACTTGTACGATATGTTCGCCAATGGAGAAATGGAAGTGCAAGTACAGCTTCGAGAAGGAGAAGACCCTGTAACTGTAAAGCGCCGTGTTTACCACCTTACAGCGGACGTTGAAAGCGTTTGTAAGGAGCATGGTATCCGTGGACACTTGGAGCACCAACATATTGCTCAAATGGTCGCGGAGTATCCGGAAGACGAACGACAAGCTCGTGTATACGGTAAGTTTCAACACCTTGTAGGACTTGTGTTTAAAAAATGGAATAAACAAGTACACGTAATAGAACCGTTTGCGCTCGACCCGCGCGAGTGGTGCGTTTATCATTCCCTTGACCCGCACCCACGTAACCCAGACGCAGGTATTTGGCTGGCAGTAAATAGGCAAGGAACCAAGATAGTAGTTGATGAGTATTACAAAAACCCAGACACGGTGCAGGACTTGGGATATGATTTAAAGAAGAAGCACTCTCTCTACCGTATGGAAACGCCGTATACCATTGACCCTAGTGCAACGATCGTCGACCAACATACAGAACGTTGTTTGGCTACTATGCTGGAGGACGAAGGACTTAATTACATTTCAGCGTCAAAGTCTCGAGCGGTAGCAGATAAGCGTATTGAGAACGCCTTGGACTACCGAGAAGTAAACGGACAAATGATAAAGCCGCCTGAATTGTACGTATTTTCTACTTGTCAGCGTTTCATTTACGAAGTGGAGCACTGGCGCTGGCAAGAGTGGAAGGGCAAAACCAGCTTTGATAAAAACCGTAAGGAACAAAAGGTTGATAAAGACGACCACACTATTGAGTGTCTTGGACGTATTTTGTTTCAAGAGCCACAGTTTAGAGAAATGGTTACGCGACAAGTGCAAAGTGGAGTACAAAAAATGTCTAGCGATGACCCTTACTTTTAATATGGAACCGGACTTAATCATTTGTGAAGGTTGTGGTCGGAGTATTGAATTACACGAAGACTTCCAAGAATCAGATATGGGGATAAGCTTGTGTATAGAGTGTTGCCCAGACGGTATACCGAAAGACGACTGGCTGTTATAATATCCACGTCGGACTAGAGCACCGACAATTGCTAGGCAAAAGGGAATTGACCCCCTTTTCTTTCTTACTTGTAAACCCCCCAAGCGACCGCGGGGGGTTTACTATATAAGCCGCTGGACTCCATAAAAGGTGACAATGTGGTATTATAGACATGGAGCCATTCTTGCCTTAAGCGGTAAGGAAACCATGGAAAGAGCACCACCAGCCGGGGTGCTCTTTTTGTTCTTAACCTTATCTTCATACGCTTTGTTTATAATGGGCGCTAGGACTGTAACAAATATCCACAGTCTACGGCTATACAGATAGAGCCTTAAACATGCTATTATGTTCGGGTATGGTTTTGAAACATCAACAATTGAATACTTGCGCAGCTAACCCAACCTCGGAAGACCATACAATTTTCCTTGGGTTGGCGTCGCTAGTATTGAACAAAAACGTTGTAAGGGCACTCTTTTTGAGTGTCTTTTTTCGTGTCACATTGCAACTCGGGCTTCTTGCAATTAAAAAACCTAGTCCGTTTCCAAATAGTAATTAGTTTTGTGTAGGAACCATAACGACTCGGGAGATCGTTGCTCTCAATACCGGTCATTATTGAGTCCTACGCAAAGCTCATTACACAAGCTCTTGTTCAGATACATATGCGAAAGCAGGGAAAACGAGTGTCCGACTTCTCGCCCTGCCGTTGAATATGTACCGGAACAAGGGAACTCTAAAGATAAATAAAAAGTAAGTTTCGCGTCGTTTTGTTTCTAAGACAATAGCATTAAAGAAACTGGAAGGGGTTTATCTTTGTAGAGTACTGACACCAACTAAATAACCGCGCAGCAATAGCCCTTCAAGGGTAGAAGTCGGGCTGTACCTTATTAACAGAAAAAGGGTTTACAGTTTGTATTAAGAGTGCTGCCTTGTGTTATAATTTTAGATGAAGAAACCAAAAGTAAGAAAGAGTCGCCAACAATTCCTTCGCTCAAAGGAAACATTACTGGCGATATTTTTTATAAATGGCTACTGCTACAACTAAAAAGAAGTCCGACAAGTACGAAGTTCCAGAAGAAATTATGGAGCTTGAAGACGACTCTGTAGAAGAAAAGACAGAACGTCCGGACTTTACTTCTCTTATAAAGCAATCTGCTTCCGAGTGGGAGCAAGGTTGGTGGTTTATGAAGCCAAAGTGGGACGAGTGGGCACTCCGACTCAAACTATACAACAACCAAAAGCGCGACAAAGAAAGTGTAGGTGATACTACGCTATTTTCTGTATTTCAAACGATACTTGCGGCGCTTTACGACGACCGACTCGCTGCTACTTTTTCTCCTCGAGAGATTGGAGACGACGAAATTGCCGAAAACCTCGACTTGGTAGCTGATTATGACTACGATTTAATGGAAAAGGACATTATCGACTACGAGTGGGACTTTGAAGCTGCCTTTTTTGGTCGTGGCTTACTTTGTGTCATGGACTTTGACGAAAGTACCCTTACGCCTTCTCCGTATGTATGGAACAGAATGGTGACAGTACGTGACCCAGAAGCCGCAAGTGTAAACGGCGATCGTGCTGGACGGGGAGCTTCGCGCTTTCTTTACCGTGAAATCCGAATGACCAAAGAACAGCTTGCAAACAATGACCAATATTTCGAATACGAAAGCCTAAAAGGTGCTGGAAACAAGAATGATACCAAGAGCCCACTTGACCAATACATGCGGGACACTGCCGACGCCGCGGGACTAGGAGACGTGCAAAAGTTCGCTAATATCGACGGTGATAACGCAAGTCTTCGACTACGAGAAGGTTTTACCCGCTGGAACGGCAAGCTTTGCTTCGTTACTATTGGAGACAATGGGAAAAAAGTTATCCGGTACCAAGAACTGGAGCGAAACACCATACCAATTGTAGACCGTGTACTATTTCCGATTCCAAACTCTTTTGACTCTGTTTCTGTTCCGGACTTGGTGGAAGACAAGCAACGAGCTAGAGCGGTAGCGCTTAATCTTTCTCTTAAGGGAGTAAAAGCCAACCTACACCCAATGTACTTATTTGATAAGAACAAAATTGACGAGCGACAAGACTTTAATTTTGCTTTTAACAAGTTCATTCCAGTGCAAGGAAATCCAGCCGGTGCCGTAGTTCCAATGACTAAAGACTATATTAAACAAGACGTAAGCTTTATTATGGAGACGCTATCAGCAAGCGCAGAACGAGCTACAGGTACACCAGACATTAAACAAGGCGCTAACCCAGACGGAAAGACCACAGCTACTCGAGACACACTTGTAGCACAAGGCTCGGACAGTCGTTATGGACTCGCTGCCCGTATTTTTGGTTGGAGCGAGCGACGATTCTGGCAAGAGTACTATAACCACCTTAAAGAGAACATGGACGATGGTATACACGAGAAAATGGTACGTGTCGTAGGCGCCCTTGGTGCTGCTTGGCGACCGTTTAAGAAATCCGACCTTATAGTACCAGCCGAACACGCAGACCCTAATATTAAAATTGAAAGTAAAGCAGTTTCAGATACAAGGCGCTTTAACGAAGCTAAACTGTTTCGAGACTACCTTACCCTTGCAGCAACCGACCCAACTGCTCAAATACGTTCTGGTATGCGGTATTACGGCAAGCTTATTGGTATGAAGCAAGACTTGGTAGAGCAAATCTACCCACCTACAATAGACGAACTTCGTGCCGAGGAGGAAAATATGCTCATTTATGAAGGAACCAAGGCTATTGTACTTCCAGACGACGATCATTATTTACACCTTCAAATCCACAACAAGCTTCCGGACTCTCCAACAAAGACCGCTCACCTAAACGCACACAAACGGGCGCTTATTCTCCAAAAAACAAATCCCGAAATGGTACCGCTTCCTACTGCTCAAGGTGCGGTGCCGGTTGATAACCTAACAGCGCCAGCGCAAGAAGGAGGACGTAAGCTGCCAGTCTTGTAATACACGATATGACAAAGAAAACTCTCAAAACAACCGGAAAAATCAAGAAAGCAGAAATGCCGGTAAAAACTACAGCCGTTCAGCAAATGGACTTACACCAAGCCTTTAACCTTACTGACGTTTCACACGAAACACTTGCCAGCTACGCTTTTTACTTAAAAGAAATGGTAAATAGCGCCGGTTGGAAGCTCATGGTGCAAGTTCTCGAGGGCAACTTGGCTTTGCTAGAGAAGCAAATTGTCCGGAAAAAGGAAGTTTTGACCGATAGACCGCTTACCGAAAGCGAAGCAGACAGTCTACGCGATCAACACGAGATACTCACAGAGCTTATAAATAAGCCACATCAGCTAATTAAGAAGTACGGCGCACCGGAACAAGCACGTCCGGTCGTAGAATATGACCCGTATGGTGGTAATAGGAAAACAATTAACGCCAGTACCATGAGTGATATGACATAGACTCGCAAAGGGAAGTTTGAATTGGGGTTGGCGACGCTCCTTACTCAAGCTTCCCCCTGCGAGTCCGTGTCGGACTCAATCCTCACTTAACCAAGTGAGAGCGCAATTCCTACAGATAGTTTTAACCCGTTTTCTGTCTTGTAGTGTGCTTAATCTAAAAAACATATGACGGAGACAATAGAAACCGCCGACGAAACCGCAGAAGGTGTCGACGAGACGGCAGACGAAAGTACTGCCGAAGAAGCCGAAGCTGCAGAGGGCAACTCGAAAGAGTCCGACGCTGCAGAAGAAGGCGCTGCGGAGGACGAAGAACCCCAAGCGGACGAAGACGCGGAACCGCCAACACGGAAGCCGCGTACCAATGCCGATTGGGTAGCTCTACGCCGCCAGCAAAAGCTTAATAAGCAAAAAGCTGGAAAAGGAGAGCAGGGGGAAGCCGAAGCCGAAGACGTCGACGAGGATGACGACGTCGACGAGGAGGACGCCAAACTTATTGACAAGCGTATCGAGCGACACCTTGCTCCATTAAAGGAGAAAGAGTACTTGCAAGAACTACGAACTGAAATCAACGAGTTTGTTGCTACAAACCCCGACTTCAAACCGTTTGCAGAGAAAGCCCTAAAGTGGGCACAACACCCTTCTTGGAAGGACGTGCCAACCAAACAGCTTATGTACGCAGCGGCGGGCGATAAACTACTGAAAATGGGCGCTATACGCGCTAAACAGGTAGCCATTAAGACCCAAAAGACCAAGACTGGTACAAATTCTGGCGGAAATTCTGGCGGAACCAAACCGGTCGCGGAAATGACAGACGCAGAGTTCGAACAAGAAGTCCTGCGAGTCAAAACACAATCACGAGAATAAATTACTAAATTATTAGAAAAAAAACGAATTTATGTCAACAACTACACGAACGCAAATCCCAGCAGAAGTAAATAACTTCTACTCACGGACATTGCTTATGCGAGCTGTTCCACTTTTCCTTCACACACGATATGGACAAGTGCGCGACATTCCAATGAAGGCTGGTAGCTCAATAATTAAGTTCCGTCGATACGGAAACCTTACTTCAGCTACAACACCATTAACAGAAGGCGTAACTCCAGCTGGCTCACAAATGAGCGTTTCTGATATTTCCGCCACCGTTGCACAGTACGGAGACTTTGTTACCTACAGTGATGTAGTAGACTACGAGTCACAAGACGCGATTCTTACCGAGTTTGCGGAAGTACTTGGCGACCAAGCTGGAGACACTCTCGACAAATTGGCTCGAGACGTGCTTGCAGCCGGTACAACAGTTACCTACGTTGGACAAGTAGCCCGAAACGCCATAGCTGCAGCAAACCTTATTACTGCTACAGAAGTGCGTAAAATGGTGCGAACCTTGAAAAATAACAAGGCAAAGCGAGTAACCCGCATGATCGCGGCTTCTACAGGTATTGCAACCGAACCAGTCTCACAAGCATACATTGGTATTGTTTCACCAGACACTACCTTTGACTTACAAGACGAAGTCGGTTGGGTTCCAGTAGAGAAGTATTCTGCAGCCATGAGTATCATGGACGGAGAAGTAGGAAAGATAAATGACGTACGCTTTGTTGAAACACCAAATGCAAAGGTTTTTGCAGCAGCCGGTGCTTCAAGTATCGACGTACACGGTACCTTGATTATGGGTATGGAAGCGTATGGAGTTTCACGAATTAGTGGTGCTGCACTGCAAAACATTGTAAAGCCACTTGGTTCTGGAGGTACAGAAGACGCTTTGAACCAACGAGGAACTACCGGCTGGAAGGCAACTTTCGTCGCTAAAATCCTTAACGACGACTTCCTTGGTCGTATTGAACACGCTGTAACAAGCTAGTTTGTTAATATAAGTGGTGGAGACACACGCCAACCCCAAGTTTACTAGGAGCAATAATCAAAAACTATGTCGAAATATAGCGAAATGCCTTACGCAGAACTGCAAAAGGCAGCAAAGGAGCTAGACCTACCGGCTAACGGTACCAAGGAGGAGCTTATCTCTCGTCTTGAAGGTGCTACCCCAGCGGAAACGCCGGAGGAGCCGGAGGTTGATACTCCAGAAGAAGCCGAAGAAGCCGAGAAAATGGAGAAACCGGAGGAGCCAGAAGCTTCAGCAAACCCAAAAGCCAAAGCAACCGACAAAGAAGTCGAGAAGCAATGGCGCGGGGACGCATTGAAAATGAAAGAACACCTAGCTGGACAAAAGAAAGTAATCATTATGATACCTCTTGAGGTAGGAGTAGCGCCCGAAGTAGCCGAGAAAATACCGTTTGTGTGTAATCCTAATGGCTATCGTTTCTCAATCAAGCGCGGAGTCTTCGAAGAAGTGCCGGAACAAGTTGCGAACATGATAAAGGAACGACTAGAATCCGAAGGGAAAATAGGACGAGACTTAAGAATTGATCGTAACCCAAATACTTTAGAAGCGCTCGGTTAAACCATTATTCATCACTTAATTCAAAAACTTATGGCAGTAAAAGCAACAATGAACGCTCAAGGTGCAGATATTGAGTTCGGAACCGTTACTTCTGATAACCCAGCTTCAATCGCTTCCGGTGCAGAAGGAACAGCCGTACTTACTGTAACTGGCGCTGATACCGGAGACATTGTCTTCGTCACAGCCCGAGCCCTGATTGCAGGACTCGCAATTGCCGAAGCTACGGTAACTGCAGCTGACACAGTGTCAGTAAAACTGGTAAACACTACGGCTGGAGCACTCGACGACGCAGCAGCAAGCTACGACTACATTCTAGTCAAAGTGGCAGCGTAACCAATCGCTCCAAACCCTGCTCTGTTTCTCTTAAAAGGGAAACAGGGACAGGGTACGGAGCTCCACAAAAAATTATTATGACAGGTACCACTTTCGCAGCATATATACGCTACTTAACAAAGACTAATTCCGCGACACTTACGGACGTTAACCTTCTTATGCTTGCAAACGTCGAACAGGCGTCACTAGCAGAAGATATAGCCAGTAATGTCGACGAGGGATACTTCCTTATGGAAGACGTCCGGAATTTGGAAGCAACCACTCGTAAGTACGTATACCCACAAGACTTGTTAAAGAGTCTTAAGTACATTGCCGCTAAACTGGACGGGACTAATTGGACATACCTACGAGAAATCGACTTTGGCTACATTGAAGGGCGAAACCTTCCGCTTATGGAGGAGTCACAAATTCAAAACGAATTTTCCGACAAAGAAGCCAAGTTTTTATTTCACGGAACCGAGCTCATGTTGCTTAATGGAGCAGCTATAACAGCCGTAACCGGAGGATTAAAGATTGTTTCAGAAGTATACCCAGAAGCCCTAGTTAGTGGAGACTTGAGTGGTAATGCACTCTTGTCTACTCCAAGCGCCACAACAGCGGTACGACTACCACTGGCAGCGTACAAAGCGCTGGCGAAAATGGTATCTATCGCTTACAAAACGTCAAAAGACAAACCCCTTCTACTTACAGAAGACGAAAAGCTACTGCCAGTGGATAAAATGAACCTCTACAATAAGTTGCGCGGACGTAACGCCGTACGAGTTATCCAAGGTTCCGTCCCGTATTTAGACGGGCAAAATTATTAACCTTATTCAGCAATATATGACAGAAGAAATAAACTCATTTGTCGCAGCGGTTCTTGGAGCAGAAACTCCAGAAAAAGCGGTTGAAATCTACCTTGCAGCACCAAAAGACGTGCGAAAAGCTGGCTACAACCTCATACGCGAGAAAAATGGCGACATTGGTAAGAAACTACGTGCAGCAGTAGAAGAACGTCGTGGTATAGCGTTTCGGACGCTTGACGGCGATCTAGTGCTTGCCCGAGACAATGTAAAAGAAGAAGTACTCCGATTAGTAGGAAAAATTGGAGAAATGGACAAGCGAAAAGCTACCCTTGAAGAACGAGTGGTCGAATTAAAAAAACAAGCACAAAAGTTCTATGGGGACGACTTCCTTGCAGAACTTGAAGCAGTAATCGAGCAATCATAGTATGGCAGACTTAATTTACAACGGTTTTAAGTTCTACATTATGAACGGCGGTATTGACCTTGATACCGACACTATAAAAGTAATGTTGGTGACGAGTACCTACACTCCAAACCAAGATACACACGTTTTTCGTTCTAGTGTGACAAACGAAGTCACTGGTAGCGGATATTCAGCCGGTGGTGCCACACTTGCTTCAAAGACAGTTACGCAAGACGATACCGACAACGAAGGAGTCTTTGACGCAGCAGACGTTACGTGGAGCACCGCTACAATAACCGCACGCGGAGCCGTGATTTACAAATCAACGGGAGTTGCAGGAACCGATACTCTCATTTGTTATCTCGACTTTGTATCAGACCAGACAGCGACCGGAGCAGACTTTACGATTGCTTGGAACGCAGAAGGAATTGTAAACCTCAATTAAAAACTTGTGTCTTCGCCCTACCTCTTATGGGGGGGGTAGAGACGAGGACGTAACATAAAAATTATGACAAAAGAACAACTACTTGCAGAAATAACACAAAAAGTACTTAAGGTTGTTTCGACAACCGAACAAGCCGACCTAGAAAAAAATGCAGCCGGAATAAAATCGTACATTACAAATGTGCTGGAGCAAGACGGCAATAGTGTAACTGGTAGAAATATTGGTTGGTACACTCTGAACGAGGGGGTAGCTAACGAGGAAGCATATTACCGCGACCTAGTTTCGCCGAAAAAAGACTTCTTTACAAAGTTTGAAAATTACCTTAACTCACTAACTCCAATTACTTATTTGCGGTATAAACTAGAATCCGTTGATGAAGTTGATCGTTCTGGATATGCTCGAGCTGTAAAAAAGAACCAAGACGGCACTGGAAAAGAAGTACGGTTGTTTATTTACCGAGACACAGTTGCCAACGCTGTAGCGCATGTAGAACTAACATAAATACAACATGGCTTTCCCAACCGGCTATACAAAATATCAAGAAATCACAATAGACTACACAAAAGTAGCTGCCGACCTTACGGACTATGTAATTTCAGTAAATCTTGCCGACTTGGTTAAAGCCGGTGCAGATATTTTTGACACTTGCCGGTCCGACGGGGGAGACATACGAGCTACAAAAACGGACGGCACAACAGAACTGGCGACGGAGCTTGTAATAATTAACACTACTACAAAAACAGGAGAGTTGTACATTAAATTCACAGGTACACTTTCAAGTTCTTCAAATACAATAATCCGTATTTACTACAATGGAACCGACACGGCTCTAGCGGCAAGCGCTACTTTCGGAAGAAACAATACGTGGTCCAGTACTCACGATATGGTGCACCACTTTCAAGACTCGACCATAAATGCGGTAGCTGGAAATAGCCCAGCTTCTAACACATTCAGTTACGACTCCGCTGGAAAAATAGGAAAGGGGGTAACACAAACAGCCGGTTCGTCAAGGGGTATGGATTGGGCTTCTTCCATAACTGCAAATACAAGTACCCTTTCGTTTAGTTCATGGTTTAAAACTTCTGCCAACACTTCCATAGGAGACGGTTCGATGATTTTGTTTATGTACTGCCGCCCGGGTTCACCGTACGAACGATTTTACTTATCTTTGCTTATGGGAGCAACATCTGGCGACCGAGGAAAAGTACAGCTGTTTTTAAGAAATAGCTCGGGCGTTTCTCATTTAGTCAATGGTTCTTTGCAGTACAATGATAATACTTGGTACAGAGTATCGGGTATTTATGATGGAACAAACTTAAAGACATATATAAACGGAGTTCAGGTTGCTACTCTAGCTGCAACCGGAACAGTCGGTGCTTCTTTCAAAACCACTCTTGGGACGAGTTGGGACGAATCTACTGCTGGTGTTTGGGTAGGGGAATATGACGAAATGAGATTTTCTGACGCATACGCTTTTTCTGCTAATTGGTTGTTAACCGAATATAGAAACCAAAACAGCACAAGTACTTTTTATTCTAGTGGAGCAGAGCTAGGCGGTTCAACAATAGTATCGCCAGCCGTCCAAGTTATAACAAGTTCTCTACCGGCTCGTTCAGTAAAGGTTGGAGTAGTAGTTCCGATCGCTGCAAAATCTCTTACCTTTTCAATTCCAGCATATGCAGTAAGTGGTAAGGCTAGGGTTAGCGTAAACGCGCAAACGGCACAATTTACAATTCCTGCTTACGCACTTATTGCCGCCGGAGTCAGTATTGCAGCAAAGGTTCAAGCCCTTACATTTTCGGTTCCTACTGCCGCTATTCTTTCCGGAGCAACTTTGTACCCCAACACACAGTCGATAACAATTACACTTCCTGCTAGTGCAACGACCGGAGCAGCTCGTGTGGGGGTAAATCCAGTCGTGCTTACCCTTACAATACCGACATTAGAGTATGTCGGTGCAATTTGGGGACGTACGGCTCGAGAAACTACCGGAGCTGACTGGACGCGATCAATTATTAACAATGACGCATAAAATATGTTTAGCCAATTATTACTCCCCTTAATAACCTTCCTTGTCGGAGCCTTTTGCGGCTTTTTGATTGGTTGGTTTGGTCATAAATACGTTTCAAAAAAAGAGGTCGCAAATTGGGAAAGAGCAATAATTACCGTCGTTGTCACTTTTGCATGGGTAGTATCAGTTATTCTGGATATTATTTTAAACTCTTACGAGACACCAGTCGCGCTTCACGGAGTTATGGGTATGGTCGTTGGGTACTTCTTCGAGGGCAGTATTCTTAAGCGCAATAAACAATAATATGAATTTCTTACTAAAAAACGAAACGAAGTGGTACCGAGTTATTTTCTTCGGTATGCTTTTTATGGCAATTCCAGCCTTAATTGAAGCGTCTTGGACGGCGTATTGGCATAACTACTACGAAACAGCACCAATTTCCGAGTTTTACAAAGACGTTTCTTTTGAAGCAGAAAATCTTTGTTTTGGGAACGTTACCCAGAGCGTCGAGAATGTTCGATATGTTAAAGGAACTGATAGTGGTTGGGCAGCCTATATTATCCGCGAACTTTTTGTAATCGACGTAAAAAACGAAAAGACACAGGTATTCACGGATAGTTCCGCCATATTCTTTGAAGTAATACCGGACGGAATAAATCGACGTGAAGCAGCGATACCAAAAGATTTACCAATAGGAAGCTACAAGTGGGAAATTACTATTATTAAACTCTATCTTCCGTACGGAGTAGTCCGAGTCACGACACCAAGTCTCGTGAGTAATCTGTTCGCGGTTAAAGATTGTAATACATAAAAATATGGCAATAGCACAACACATTCAAATAAAGAATATTAACCAAGGCGGTATTGCAGACTCGGACTACCTTGGAGGCCTTGGTAGTGTGTCGGAGATTGTTGGTATTAACATCCACGACGAGTCGGGAATTATGAAGCTCAACCAAAAGCTTACAAAAGTGAACGACGCAGTAAGTGCCGTTGACGCTCTTATAAATGCTATTGTGCCGTCTTCTAACGGACACAAGTACTTCTTTGGTGCAAACGGTAAGACATGGAAGGAAACCAGTGCTGGCGTATGGGCTTTGCTTGGTACACGTTCTCCGGCGGCTGGAGCAGCAGGGGTACTTTCAGCTATGGAGTATCAAGGCTATATTTATTATGCAATGCAATCCCGCTTGGGACGTATGGCAATTGGTACTGACGTTTTCTCGGACAATTTTGCCACTTTCACAAACACAGACGCGACTTATCACCCTATGAAGGAAGTCAACCAAGTGCTTTATATTGGCGACGCTCAATTTGTGGCTCAAGTTGACGCCGGTGTATTTTCCGCAAACGCCTTTGATATAAAAACACCGCTTCGTATTTCAGCACTTGGAAAAGTCGGTACCGACCTACTCATTGGAACGTACGTTTCTAGTAATATTGTTGGTACGGAAATCTTCCGTTGGAATACATGGAGTGATAGTTATTCCGTCTCCGACGAGATACCAGAAGTGGGAGTAAACGCTTTTCTCGCAACTGATAACAGCATCATTGTTTCTTGCGGGACTAAAGGCAATCTTTATATCTTTAACGGTACACAGTTAGACGAATACAAGCAAATAAAAGGAACATGGGGAGCTTCTACAAACAAAGCAATTGTAAAAAACAACGCAGTCTTAAACTTCCACGGGCTTCCACTGTTTGGACTTTCCCAGCAGTCCGGTACCGCAGTCAAGCTAGGACTTTACAGTTTCGGACGAACAAATGCTAATTATCCCTTTGTTTTAAGCCTAGAATACCCACTGTCAACTGGAAACTTTACCGGTATTGAAATTGGTGCGATCGCTGGAAACGGCGACTCATTCTATGTTTCTTGGTACGACTCTGCTGGTGCCGGAACTTATGGAGTGGACTATCTCGACCTTACAGCAAAACAAGCGCTTGGCTGGATAACAACCCGCGTCTCTCTTTTCGACCGTGTCGTTACTTCAACATATGGAATTATGGCAGCAGCGTACCGCCTACTTCCAACTGGTACTTCAATTAAAATATACGCCAACCGGAATCACGCCGGTATGGTCGAAAAGACAGACATAATAGTTGATACTGAACGTCTATTGGTACACACAGAAAGCGACGCTGGCGCCGCCAACACCTTCCAAGCAAAATTTGAGTTAGTTGGTACAGCAAACTTAAGTCCAGAAGTAGAGTTGTTTGATATACCCGTAATGTAATTCATATGGCAACTGATAGATTTAAAGTAATAGACCCATACCAGAACTACGACATACTTCCGCAATCAGACGCGGAGGGTATTAAAGGTAACGACTTTTTGAACTCTGTTAAATCACTCCAAGTAGGTTTTGGTTCAAAAGTAATGCGAGTCGACCGGCAAGGAATATGGCTAGGAGCTGCAGACTTTGCAAGCGCACCGTTTTCGGTAGATATGTTGGGCAATATGACTGCTACTTCCGCAACTTTCAGCGGCTATATACCAACCGGAGGAGCGTTAAGTGACGTAGGTGTAGGAAATATTACCGGGACGTACATTGCCAGCGGCACGATCAGCACAGCCCAGCTTAACGCCAACGCTATCAACGGTATGACTATTACCGGCGCACTGATAAGGACTTCAAGTTCTGGCGGACGGGTAGAAATTGACGGAGCTACAGACAATCTCGAAGTATACGACTCTGGCGGAACAAAACGAGTTGAACTTGATAATGACGAGCTTATTTTTTACAACTCAAGTGGCGCAGAAAGAGGAGGTATTACGTCGGGAACTACAAATATTACAATAAGTGCGCTAGACGGAGGATACTTGATTTTAGACGCATTGGGCTCTAGTTACGGAACCATTATACGTTCGGTAAGTGCCGACGTAGCTTTCTTTTCTACGGCAGGACTTACAATGTACAACCAAATAAATATGAACGGGTACGATATTATTGGTGTCGACGAAATTGTTTTTAATAAACGCACCAGCACACCAAACCGCGACGGAGAAATGCTCCACTACGATGACGGTTCAGCACAAAGTATGCGTGTACAAATGAACGGCACGGATTATACGTTTGACTTAACCTTCTTATAATATGTCAAAAAAAACTCTTACAATGGAAGAACTAAAAGATATTGCTATTGATACGTCACTTCCATTGACGGAAAGGGTAGCAGCAGCATTTGAAGTAAAAAACAAACTACTTAATCCTTTAAATGAAAAAGACTTTGACCCAAAAACCTACGATCCAGAATCGGGAAACATCATGGTGCAACTAATTCCACGAGTTCGGGAAAAACCCCCGCGAAGACTTCCGACGAGTGGACTAAAGCCAAAGCAAATAATGCAGGGACAGCGAGTAGGAAACTTCGAAAGTAAACAAGAACTTTACTTACATATTGCGGAACTTTCCGAACGCATATCAGACCTAGAAGACATAATTAACAAAAAATAATATGGCAAAAAATACACCACAAGAAAAAGTACGAGTAGTCACACCTCAAGACCTTGTAAAAGCTCACGAATCCAACGTGGGTAAGTCACTTTCTGCGTTTGGGTTACAGCAAAGACTTTTTGTTCACTTTCCAGACAAGAAAAAAGTGCCACTTCTCGGACAACTTGGAGTGTGGCTTGTCAACAAGAAGGGAGGTATTATCGCTACGAAATATGAGTACGTAGGTGGTACAATTAACAGTAAGAGTCGCCAGAAAAAATAATATGGCAGCAGCAACATATACAGGAAATTCAGTAGTCGACTACGTCAAATCAACCGGCGGAGACGCTAGTTTCACTTCTCGCGCAAATCTTGCGGTAAAGCAAGGTATTGTAAAGACAGCAGCAGAATATGTAGGAAACAGTCAACAAAACAACTCTCTTTTGACAAAGCTCCGTGGCGCACCAGCACCCACAGGAAAGCCCAACGCTACTTCAATAATTAACCAGAACCAAGACGCCGACATTGCAGATACGCCAGCGGCGGACGACGCACCAACCAAAGAAACTCGAAGTACACGGTATAGTACCGCTTTTTCTGATATTAAAGACATTATTGCACCAGCCGGAAGCTCACCTAAAGCACCTAATTTTACCGACCTTTACAACAAAACTCGCAAGGACTTAAATGTTGACGATCTGGAAGGGTACGTAAATGAACTACAAACCGAAGAAGAAAACATATATGCAGATTTAAGAGAACGGCGTACTGCCGAGCGAGACAAAACAGTAGCTACAAACGTTATAGAAGGGCGTATAGGGCAAGCCGAGCGACAAGAAATGGAACGTGTCGACTATATTCAACGTCAAAAAGCAACAGCAGTCCGACAACTCCAAAGTGCTAACGCTACAATCGAAAACATTATCAATTTTGGAAAGCTAGACTATGATACAGCCCGAAACTCTTACAATGACCAGTTCGCACAGCAAATGTCTATTTTTAGTACCGTAAAAGGAATTGTCGATAGTGAAATTTCAGACGAAGAACAGGCTGCAAATACGTCCCGCGCAAACCTTAATATTATTTACAGTTCTATCCGAGAGGGAGAGGTTGACAAAGGCTCACTTACTCCGGAAATGAAGTACACCATTAACAAAATGGAGCTTTCAGCAGGACTACCAACCGGCTTTTACGAGAATATTAAAAATCAAAACCCAGACGGCAAAATTCTCTCTACTACTACTCGAACAAACGGAACACAAAAATATGCAGACGTGCTTATGCGAAATGATGACGGTTCTATTAGTGTAAAATCTGTTTTTCTTGGAACCGAAGTTGCACCAAAGTCTGCTTCCGGAGTCAGTGGAGACAATGAGAGTATTGAAGCTTTCCGTTCCGACGCTTCAAAATATATTCTCCAATTAGAAGGAAAAGAAATTGGTTGGGGAGGAGCGTTTAATGCGCTTAAAGCCAAATACCCACAAGCGAGCGACAATACAATTGACGCAATATTAAAAAAGGACACTTACTATAACACTACCCCGTCCACTGAAAAAAAGACCTACAATATAACAGTGTAGAATAATTAAAAAACACTATGGCAACTTGGGACGAGTTAAACAAAACTTACAGTTCAGCAAAACCAGAGGACGAAAAAAAGAAAGACGAAAAAATCAGCGTCAGTTCTTCTTCTTGGGACGAGCTAAATAAGTGGGGAGACACACAACCCAAAGCCGAAGTTCAAACTCAAACTCCAGTTGCTACTACACCAACACAGCCAAAGAAACAAAACGACGGCAATATACTTAAGTCTTACTCCAAGGGAGTCCAAGAGGTTGTAGGGACAAGTGCTGCGTTTGGCGCTTCCGGAGTCATGCGACTTTTTGGAGGATTGCAAGAAGTCGCATTAAAAGCAATCGAACCAGCCAACATTGCAGCGGCACGTATTGGACAAGGGCTTTATAAAGGACTTGGACTTATTACTCCGGACAACGGCAAATTGTCTAAAGTTGGAGACGACTTTTATACACAAATGCGAAGCGGGTACAACCAACTACAGGAAGCTTCTTTTGAAGTAAACCGTTCTGCGACAAACATTGGTAATAGAAGTCGAGATACCTTATTAGACAAGACTGGCTTTGACGAATATAAAAAGGACAACAGTGGAAAAGACTTTTCTTTCAGCGATCTAAAAGACCCTAAATTCTGGCTTTACGACGTATACGGCACAACGGTAGAGAACGCACCAATAATGGCGGCTACCTTTGTAGTAGGTAAAGGAGCGGGAATGGCGACACAGGGCGCTGGAGTGCTTGCATGGCTGGCAGGAACCGGAGGAGCGACTACCTTTTCTTTGGGTATGAACGCTTCTATTGAGTCCCAAGCCGCTTATGACACCGCAATGAAGTCCGGAAAGTCGGAGACGCAAGCATTAGTCGAAGCCGAGCGCGTATTTAACCGTAACTTTACTGCAAACACTTTGTCTGAAACGCTCCAAATGGCGCTACTATTTATGCCACAAGGAGATAAAGTTAAAGCAACTTTACCACTTTGGAAGTCTTTAATTAAAAATGCTAGCAAAATTATAGCCGCTGGTGGTATTGAAGTACTCCAAGAGCGCGGAGAAAATGCAATTCAAGAAGGTGCTAGTAAAGAAGACTTTGATTGGGCAGGTTTTGGTTCAGCTCTAGCAGAAAAAAATGTAACAAAGTCTGATTTTATTTCCTTTGTACTTGGTGCTGGTATGCAAGGAGTTGGTAACGTTTTTGTTGATAACAAACAAATTTCAGAAGAAGCTTACGACCAAGCAAATGAAATGGCAGCGAAACTTTGGGACGGCGGGGACACTCCACCACCAACCGGAGAGGCAGCTATTGCTTACCTTGAACAACAGCGCATAGACAACCCAGAAGGGCTTATTGCCGTGTACAAAAATACCGTGCAAAGCCGGAAAAAGTTTGTGGAAGACGCCAAAGCCTTAACCGCCACAAATCAAGACGGAGCTATCCAATCATTGCCAACGATCACCGCAGAAGACGGCACCGACCTTGGACGAATTGAAATAAAGAAAAGCGGGGACGGCTTTGTTTCTCGTTTTGTTGGTAATGCTGGAGAAGCAGGAGCACAAACCGACTTTGACTACTCAAATGTATTTAATACTCAAGAGGACGCAGCGCAACGAGCTACAGACGCACTTATTATATGGGCAGAACAGGAACGAACTAATGCAAACAATAGTCCGGTGACACAAAGCCGTCTTGAGGAGCTTATTGCTAATGCCCGTGTAAATAAAAAAGAAGCGCCAATAGAACTGCCAAAAAAAGAACCCGAGTTACCTAGTGGCTTATTACAAGCTCAACAGATTTTACAACTACTTCAAGAGCAAGGAGTGTCCGGAGCCGACGTTAGTGCCGCTATAAGTAATACTCGCGGGCAAGAAAGTCTTGGAGTAACTCAATACGAAGGAGCCAATGTATTGCATGAACTCAAAAAAATACAGGAGTCCGGAGGTAAACAAAAGCCAGCGCCACGAACAGAGAAAGAAACTAAAACCGAAGTTAGTAAGCCTACAGAAACGAAAGCGAACCAGAAAAAGAAAGTCCTACCGAGTACCAAGAAAAAAGCCCGTGCGGACTTCGAGAAGTCAGCCGACGACGTCAAACCAGAAGAATTAGTAACTATTCAAAAAAGTGTTAATAACGGCAAAGCTAAACTTAATAAACCAAAAACCCAAAAAGATCAAGTGAAAGAAGTTATTGACCAAAAAGGTACCGCTTCAATTAAAGATATTAAAGAAACTGAAAAACAAAAAGCCAAAGAAGCAAAGATAATAACAAAAGAAAATTCTACAAAACCAAAAACGCCCAAAATCCTTACCATAACAGCCAAACCAGAAGACATAGACTTTGAACTTGCAAAACGTGCTCACGAAGGCACCAGCTTTTACCCAGAAAAACGTGCCGCGTCTCACCAGCAAAGCTACGTGGAAATGGTAAACGACTTTGCACTCGAGCTCGAGCCACTAGCAACCAGTGAAGCTCAACAGAAAATTGCACAAAACGCAGTTGACCAGTACGCAGGGAAGTTACTTAATGGCTATAAAGCTTACCTAGAAGCCAAAAGTCGCACTATTTCTCCAATGATAAGTGGTGCCGGTAATTTCCCCGTAGAACGCAATCGTAAGCGCCTACAAACCCAAATGAAACGGTGGGACGAGGTTGTAGAAATACAAGAAAAGGCAATAAAGTATACAAAGAAAGCGCTTAAAGAGCAGTCAGTTGTAGACCGTGGAGGAGCCAAAATAGTAGCTCAAGACGAACTTGCCCAAGCAAAAGCAAGTCTCGAAATGATGAAGTCAGCCAATAAAATCATTAAAAACATTAAGCTTAATGACGAACAAAAGGTAGTGGAGCTTGTAAAACTTCCAGCGATCAGCACAGACAGCGCCCGAGAATTACTAAAGCCAGACTATGCCGGACGGCAGGGCTTTGCTTCTTTTAGTCTTACAAGTGTACGTGGAAAGATTAAGCGTATGGAAGGAGCCGTGGTAAGTAAAGAGAAAAACGCTCAAGAGGAAGACCGTGTGCTTTTAGAGACTGCCGGTATGCGTATTGAAGAACACCCCCAAGACGAACGTATCCGCATTTACTTCGAAGGCAAGCCAGACGCAGAAATGAGAAACAAACTCAAGAGTAACGGTTGGAAATACTCACCACTTAATAGTACTTGGCAACGCAAAAATACACCGAACGGACGATACAACGTCAAGCAGCTTTTTGGAGAATTACAAACTATGGAGAAGGCAGTGGAGGTAGAAATTGAGAATGTTGCGCCAGTTAATCAGAGTGCCAAGCTTAAAATTGTTACTGTAAAAGGTGAAGATATTGAACAATCCTTTTTAGAAGAAAGCGACCGTGATGTAGAAAGAATGAACACATTACTAGACAATGCTGGCGTTACTGATGTAACAGTAAAAAGTGCAGTAGTAAGAAAAGACGGTTCTTTTTCCGCTAATATGTCAGACGGTAAAGTGTGGGAAGATACACGTTTTGCCGATATTGTTGCAAGCAAAAAACCAGAACTTGATAAAGTTAAACTGATTGAAGACAACCGCAAAGCCTTTAAAAGAAACTACGCAAAACTTTCAAAAGCAGGTACTAAATTTAAGAGCACCACAAAGGGAGACTTCTTAAGACCAAAAACCAAGGTTGGAAAAAAAGACCTTAAGGACTTTGTCGAAGTTGAAGGCGAAATGATATTTACAGTTATTGTTGCCGATTCCATACTTGAAGGGAAGTTAAATGCAGGAAGTGGCAAGTACCACATATACCCATTACACGCACCAGAGGGGACTAAATACTTATATCGTAAAACTGATACCGGAGAGACAAGACTATTTCCAAGCGCACTCGGACTCGTAGAAGAAAACCTTGAAGAAGGGCAACTAATTGAGTTTAATATTGAGGACATAAAGCAAGCTGGCACCTATTACAACGCTATAAACCAAGCTGGTGACACTGTTGCTTTTCAGGGTATTCCAACCGGAGAGTCTCTCAAAAAAACAAATGGAAAACTACCACTAAAAAACCCACAGACCGGAAAACTGTTTGGTTCCCTTTCACCCGACGAGTGGTTCACTGTTAATGTTGATCGTGTAATCCCAGACTCAAACTCAATGTCAGACGCAATTGCAGACTTACGAAACGGGCAAAAGTCATTTACAGGACTTCCAATTCTTGTTCGAGATAACGGCGAAGGGCAATATGAAATAATTGACGGGCACCACCGTTTTGCACAAGCACTATTTGTCGACGAGCAGCAGCAAGTGGTGGTAATGACAGACGAAGTTAAATACAAAAACCTTAACCGAACAGAATTAGACCAGACCGAGCAAGGGAATTACTCAAGTGGCGGACTTAATGCTTCTGTAGCCTTTGACGTGCCCATAATTGACGACAAAGGTACTGCAGACCCACGTTTTGACCAAGGTTCTGCGCCACTACCGGCTACAATGGCTCATTTGGACGAAATAAACACCGTGGAGATACCAGAATTAGTTGATATTGTACGCGAATTATCCGGCAAAGTTCCAGAAATTAAAAAGGCTTTCCGTAAAGTAGGAAAGGGAGGAGACTACAACGCTACTTACAACCGTATCCGCGTCCGTGCTGATATGTTTCGCAAGAATAACCTACATAACGGAGCAAAAGTACTGGCTCACGAGCTCGGACACATGATTGACGCAGTACCAGACGGAACACTTAACCGCGGAAATCTTATTGGAAGGCTTTTATCTTTGCGTGACTTTATGGGCAGCACTGGTAACCCTACCAGTGGGGAGCGAGTGACGATAGAACAACGACGAGAAGTAAAGACCAACACTATTAAGGAAGTACAAAAAGAGTTTGGCTATAAAACTCAAAAAGAAGTGCTTGCCGACGCTAAAGCAAAAATAGTAATTAAGGAGCGTTTCAAGAAGACCATGGAAATGGTGCTAGAAAAGGACGGCTTTATTCGAGACGAAGTTATCCGGCAAGAATTACTCGCAGCAACTCGTTTCTGGACACCTTACAATCCCGCAATGGTACCGGAGTCATACCGAGCGTATCGTGAAAGTGCGGTCGAGCTTTATGCCGAAGCATTATCAATGCTTTATATTTCACCACGAAACCTTGCCCGTATTGCACCAACCTTCTACAAGCAATTTTTTGCAAACCTAGATAGTAAACCAACCGTGCGAGACGCTTACTTTGAAGTGCAAAGTCTACTAGCTGGCGACCGTGACGCAGTAACAGCCCGACGACGTGCCGGAGTTCAGCAAATGTTTAAAGAAGGCGAACTGAAAGCAATGGAGCTACACAAAAAAAAGCTCGAAGAAAACAAGTCACAGAAACGAGAAATATGGAAACACCTTAAGCATAAGGTTATTGATAAAAACTTTCAGATTATCGACCGTGTAAAAGAGCTTGAAAAGAAGGGCACCAGACTAAACCCAGACGAAAACCCTGTATTCTTCCTTGAAGAACGAAATTATGTAGGTGGAAAAATTAAGGCTATTTTTGAAAAAGAAATTAACCCAATTTATCAAACCCTTACCGACAATGAAATATCTTGGGAGGACTTTGGAGAAGTCCTATTTTACGAGCGTGTAGCTTCTGGCGATCGTTCTAATTTTGCAAACCCACGGGGTATTACACCGGACGCAGCAGTAGAACTAATTGCAGAAATGCGCGTCCAGCTTGGAGTAAAGCGCTGGCTGTTACTACGAGAGCAACTGGCTAACTTCCGTGCAGTGTCTAAACGTATAACTAAAATGGCTTATGAAGCCGGACTTTACAAAAAGGAAATGTACATAAAAATGAAGAAAAACCCAGCGTACGCAACTTTCCAAGTGCTCGACTTCCTAGAAGAAGGTATGACGTCTCGCATTTATAAGTCAGTCGGTACCTTCCGAGACATTGCCAATCCTGCAGACTCGACCTTGCTTAAAATGATAACTACTATTAAAGCAGCCGAGCGAAACGTAGTTACGCAAAAAACTGTAGAGTTTTTGAAAGAAAACTACCCCGAAGATATTGAAGAAGCCCAATATACCGGTAGTAAAAAAGGACGATTCCCATTACCACCAAAGGGCAGTAAAAAGGAGCTCAAGCTTATTACTGTATTTGAAAAAGGAAACCTTAAGGGCTACTACGTAGACCCGTACATTGCCGAGACTATTAACAATCAGTCTTACGGACAAAATGCGCCATTGGTACCGACTCTACGCTTCTTTAACGGTACTTTCTTTCGACCGCTTTTTATTCAGTTTAACCTCGGCTTTCAGTCGTTTAACTTACTACGTGACTTCTGGCGTTTCTGGAAAACAATGCCAGACGCAACAATCTTAAGTTCAATGAAGGCGTATCACAAAGCCGGAAAAGTGGCTCGTTTCCGTGCCTTTGGTATACCTAAAAACCCAAGCCCAGCCGACCGAGAAGCCATTGCTCTTTACCAGAGAGCAGAAGAAGCCGGTATTCTTTCCCTCACCTTTAATGACATTATTTCCGGACGCAACGCCGAAGATAAACAAATTGAAAAGATACTTGCAGATAGTGGTATTAAAGAATTTCAACCAGAACCAAAGTATGAGGACGTGCCGCGCTTTGCAAAGCCGGTTGTAGAAGTACTTAACAAAGTTGGTATTCTAAAAGTTGCCAGTAAAACGCTAGGCTTTATTGAAAACCTTGGTAACTACATTGAAACACTACCTAAAGCTGCCGCCGTGTACGAACTTAAAGGTACCGAAGCCGAGTTTCTTACTCGAGAACAAACAAGCTTTATCCGACGTAAAGTAGGTTCGCCGGACTTTCTTGCCGGAGGAACATACAAGCCAGCCACAAATGAAATATTCCTATTTTCTAACGCGATTATTCAGGGCATTAGATCAGACATAGAAGTAGCGACCGACCCAACAACCCGCTCCGGATACTGGTGGAAGACAGCAAAACTGAACTTTCTACCTAAAATTATGATGTATGCGGCACTCATGGGACTTTTTGGGGACGAAGTAAAAGAAATTATGGAAAGTGCAAGCGAGTACGACCGAACCAACTATACTATTATTCCGCTTGGAAAAGACGAGTTTGGAAAAGCTGTATACTTTCGCCTTCCTTCCGACGAAACAGGACGCTTCCTTGGCGCTACTTTCTGGAAAGTATTATCAGCTCCAACTAATGAGCAGCCAATTGGCTCGGATATTATGCAAATAATTTCATACACTGGTGGACAAATTCCGTCGGTTACTCCAGTGGTGGAGATAATTAGTGCCACAGCTCAATACATGAGTGGTAAAAACCCTTACGACTCGTTCCGAGGACGCAATGTACTATCAGATACGTTATTCCAAGCCGGAGGTATGGAAGCCCATAAAGCTTTTCTTGGCTGGCAGTTCCAGCAACTCGGAGGTGGTATTTTTTACAAGTTCTACCACGAAGGAACACCGCCAGAGAAAAAGAGTCTTGTCGAAAAAACCTTTAATTTACCGCTTCTTGGTAATGTTATAGGACGCTTTGTGCGAGTTAGTGACTATGGAAAGCTAGAAGCATTGCGAGAAATTGAAAACAAAGTAAAGACCGAAGAAGCCCAAGCTTCACTTGAAAAACGCTCAATAGTAAACACTTACACAAAACAAGCGCAAGAAAACGGAGAACTTACAGAAAACCTAGCAAATCAAATGGTACAAGAATATTTTGGAGGAGAACCAAATGCTTCACAGTATCAAGAAGCAGACCGCTTGAAAGACCGGCTCCGACTCGAAGTAATACGCGGTTCATCAGAAGCCGAGGTGGTAGCCGTTATTGACGCAAATACTAATAATCAAAAGGCGGCAATCTTACTGGAGATCGGTAAGACGTCCACTCAAGAGGAGTTTGACAAGCTAATTTCAGACCTACTAAACGCCGGTATTATTACCGACGGAACACTTGAAAAGCTCCAAGAGCGTTCACAGCAATAATGGAAAAACTAAAATACGCACTTAAAGATATATGGAGCGAGTTTGTTAAAACCGTACGTATGCTTTATTGGGTACTAATTTTTCTGGCTATTTTTCTTCCTTTCAGCACTACTTTCTGGACGTCTTAAAATGTGGATAACTAGGCAAGCGGGCAAGCGGTACGGTATACTTAAAGAGTGACCCCAAGTCACTTAAAAGTAATTAAAAATAAAATGAAGAAACTTATTATTGTCGCCGTCGCCGTAGCAATTCTAGGTGGGTTTGGACTTTATGGAGGTAAAGTTACGGAGTTCTTAAAAAATGAAACCGTGGTTGTGAACAATAACGTACCCAAAACAGTCACAAAGACTGAACGGGTAGATAACTTGGAAGTTCTTATTGAGGAAGCCCAAGACGAAGCGAGAACAAAAATTGAAGCAGACGCAGAAGTAGCCTACGAAAAAGAGGTTGCGGAAGCCAAAGCAACGCAGGATAAATACATTGCCGACGAGTTGGTAAAAGTCTCCGATAAGGTAAAGGAAGACTATATTGCCGAGATCGAAGCAACCATTAGTACTGCCAGTTATTGAACTGTAAGCCGGTTACAACGACTCATGCGGCAGAAAGCGGAAGAATACGGAACAAACTACTACACCATGAAGTCAATTGTAAACTGCGAAAGTGGCTATGCCGTAGACGTGCAATCAAAGCATGTTTACACTGCCACGAACGCACCGCGCGGCTACAAACAAGGAGACAGGGAGCAATCATATGGACTTGTACAAATTCACGTACCAGTCCATGACGTGACCATAGAACAAGCAATTCAACCAGTTTTTGCAGTAGAATTTCTCGCTAAACACATGGCACAAGGGCAAGCGAGTATGTGGAGCTGTTATAATGAACTTGCAATTAACAGTTAAAAACAAATTTATGGAAGGAGATTTAGTTACACAATTCTTGAGTATTGGTATCGTGGGAGCGGCGCTCTCATACTTCACACAATGGCTTCAAGAAAAGTATGGAGTAGGTGGAAACGAAACCAGAGTAATTGCGATAGCTGGCTCCGTCTTGCTTGGTGCATTAGTATGGTTTTTACAAGGAACCGAAGTGTGGGCTTCTATTATTGGAGTTCTTGCGTCTGCTTCAACCGTATACGCCATGATTTTTAGTGGCAAACGGACTAAAGATCGTGAGGACGCATGAGTAAGATAAACGTACCAAAGTGGCTTATTGTCCACCATACCGGCGGAACCGACGCAAGTCCGCGGGCTGACACGTCACACCATACATTTGAAATTGTCGATAATTACCATAGGGGACTATGGAATTTTCGCAGTTCTCTTGGTCACTATATTGGCTACCACTACTTTATTGATAAAAATGGTAAAGTAACGCAGGGACGCGCAGATACAGAAGAAGGCGCCCACACTAAAGGAATGAACCTTAAAAGTATTGGCGTTGCTCTCGCTGGCAACTTTGACGCAACGCTACCCACAGCAGAGCAGACAGAAGCGCTTACAGAACTACTTAAAGAACTTTCTATTAAGTACACAATACCGGTTACGAATATCGTGCCACACCGAATGTTTGCAAACAAAACTTGCTACGGCAACAAACTTGGCAATAAATGGGCAGCAGATTTAGTGAAGGTGGACAATAAGGGCTCACTTTCTCAATTTACTCTAACGGAATTGTTTGTTGAAATTCAAAAGCGAATTGAAGCTATGAAAAAGGGATTGGTTACGTAAGTAACCCTTCCTACAGGGCACACAAGAGTTCTTTCAACAACATAAATGCTAAAAAGTGTAACCTCGAAATCAAAAATTCATAAAAACTTGTGTGCCGTGTAGGGAGCAATAACAATGCTATTATAAGAGAAGGTCGCCAACTAACCCAAAGGAGGAGAAAATGGACAATGACCAGCCAGCCCTTCCACTCGACGAACGCTTCCGCCAAGCCGAGCAGCTTGCGCTTGAACTTCCCGAACCGAAAGGGAAACAACCGCCGCCACCGGACTTCAAAAAAGAAGAATCGTGCGGCAGAGTTGGGTTCTGCTACTGCCCGAAGTGTAACCCGCGATGAAAAGGTGTAAACGAGGATTGGCTCTTATAGCCATAATCGTTTGCATACCAATATATATATGGTTTGCACTTATAATCTACATAGAAGTCGAGAAAGGAGGTGATCTAGTATCTTGACTGCTAGGAACAGACTAGCAAGGAGCCTACTAACACGGGCTCCTTTCTTATTATCCACATTTTACTTGTAGGCAAGCGGGCAAGCGTGTATAATAACCGAGGTCGATAACAAATTATTGGAGGTATAAAAATTGAAATTGTGAGCAAAACAAAAAAAAGCAAAAAAGAAATGTCTGAGTATATGAGCAATCTAGGTCGCAAAGGCGGCAAGAAAACAGCAGAGCGTGGAAAGGAATATTTCTCAAAGATTGGCAAGAAAGGGTACGATTCCCTAGCAAAAAAGAAAAGCTCTCAATAATACGCATATGAACCTAGCAAATAGTCCAATTACGTTTTTGTCACTGTTCCGAAAATACGGTGGCAATATTAAAAACGCACACGTGCTGGAGCTACGTGCAGCAGCACAAGCACTTCCACCGCACCAGAACGCTTTACAAGCTTTCTCCGCAGCGGGTAAGCAGTACAGACGTGAGCAAAAATAATCTAGCAATTATGAAAAACGAAGCAATATTATGTGGGTTCGCTCTTGCTCTACTAGCAACCGGACTTGTTTTGGCACAACTCAAAACAACCGAACTAACAAATACTAACGACTTAAACATAGACGGGGTAGTAAATTTTACTGATTTTTCTATTGCTCTCGACCGAGTAAATCAAGTGAAAATGGAAATTAGTAACCAACAAGAGAAAGCCAATGTTATAGAAGAAGTCTACCCAGACGTACCACCTTATTCACCTAGTAACTAACCCATGAACAACGTCGCCAAAGAATTAGAGACAACCGCCGAAATCATAGAAGTAACGGAACCAAGAACAATCCAGACGCACTACCAAGATAATTCAATCGAAAGTTTTATTAGTGCTGCAATCGCACAACAACTACCAATTGAAACCATTAAAGAGTTCTTGGTAATGAGAAAAGAACTAAAGGCAGACCAAGCAAAAGAATCCTTTACAATCGCAATGGCACAGTTTCAAAAAGACTGTCCCGTGATCGCAAAGACCAAAGAAGTGAAGAACAAGGAAGGGAAAGTTACGTACCGGTATGCGCTGCTTGACTCTATTATTATTCAAGTGAAAGACGTACTTGGAGAAAATAAGCTTTCGTATGATTTTAGTGAAGCTAGGAACAAAGAAGACGGGACAATGACGGTAACGTGTACTATCACGCACTCGCTCGGTCACACTAAAAGCAGTTCTTTCACTGTAGAAATCGGAACCGAAGCGTACATGACTGATGTACAAAAACACGGCGCTCGCAACACTTTTGCCAAGCGATACGCTTTTATTAACGTTCTCGGTATTGTTACTGGAGACGAAGACACTGACGCAAAAGAAATTTTGAGTCCGGAGGACAAGAAGCAAGCCGCCAAAGAAGAACTGCAAAACAGGGACGTATCAATGGAGCTTTCTGTAATCAGTAGTTGCAAAGACTTGGAGTCACTCAAGCGTATTTGGATTGGATTGTCTCCAGCACAACGCGAGAATGAAAAGCTTATCGAAGTAAAAGAGACAATGAAAATTAAACTCGAACAGGACGCAGCCGAAGAAGGCGAGCAAAAAGAAGAAGCGGGCAACGAGGTAAGCGATAAGAAATCTTAATATGAGAATACTAGAATTAGAGCAGGGCTCCGAGGAGTGGCTAAAAGCCAGAGAGGGTAAAATTACCGGCACAAAGCTTAAGGAGGTAGCCAGCGCAAGTACCCCGTTAAAAGCTGACATCATAAACGAGCTCGACAAAAGCAGTCTTCTTTATAAGAAGACTGCCACAATCCCCCAACTTATGGCGTTATTACCACCGGCAGCGCAGCAAATGTTGAAGTCTCGAATTCCAAAAAAACTTGGTTTTTATGAAATTCTTGCCGAAAAAATTGCTTACGAAAAAGGGGACGCAAATCCTATGGACAGAGGAACCGAACTTGAGCCAGAAGCTCGAGCAGCCGTAGCAGCAAAGCTTAATAAAGAAATTGTAGAAGTAGGTATTTGTGTGCATGATAAACACGATGATATATCTGTTTCTCCCGACGGACTCATTTACGAAAAAGACAAGCCCGTGTATGCAGTAGAGATTAAGTGTCTATCAACCGCTCGCCACCTACAAGCCCTTGTTGAGCAAAAAATTCCTGATGATTATAAGTTTCAAGTGTTGCAATACTTCATTGTAATTGACGAACTGGAGGTGCTTTTCTTCTCGTTTTACGACCCCCGTATTGTAGGACACGAACTTGTAATTATTGAAGTTCACCGAGACGAAGTACAAAAAGAAGTGGAGCAGTGGTTCAACTACCAAGTGGAAACTCTTGCCGAAATCAATGATTTAGCAACTTTATACAGCAATTATTAACATGGAACTTTCAGTGAGGAGCGTTTTAGAGGTTTTTGTCCCAATTGTGGCAGAACTTAAAGCCCTAGCAAAACAAGCTCAAGAGGTGGACGTGACAAATGAAAGAGAGGTAAACAATTGCAGACTAGAACTTAAAAATAAACGAGTCGAAATAACAAAAAAGTGCAAAGAGTATCGAGACGGCGCCAACGCTTTCTCCTTGGCAATTACTGCCTTTGAGAAAGAACTTATAGAAATTATTGAACCACAGAAGGAGATCGAAGCCGAAGCTGCCGTACAAGAAGTAGAAAAAATCAAGAAGCGAGAGCGAGCAGAAAAGTACAAGTCTTTTCGAGCAGAGTTTGGTTGGACAGAGGAAAGAGCTGTCCACTTCTACGAGAAGGTAGAAGTGGACAGAAGTGGAGAACGTGTCATTTTATTCAAAAGGGTTGGTGAGTTTAACCTTTATTTGTTGGAATAATTTATGGCAAAAGAAGGCGCAAAAAGAACCGAATTGTTCACTATCCTTGGAGAATTTAAGGAGGTTCATAATAAAGAAACCGGCTATAACGAAGCTCGCTTTGTGCCTAAAAGTACAAAACACTTCCGGACTATGTCTTACGGTGCGCCGAAGAACAAATTGATCGCGGCAACTTTCTACAACACTGTTTCCAGCCGCTCACGTAACCAAGTCGCGTATCACTTTGTTTTATTGGGGTATATAGCTAAATATACTGGCTATACGGTCGATGAGCTCCACGACGCTACAATGCGCATAGTGTTTGGAACAAAAGTAATCAAGCTAAACGGTGAAGAAATAACAGTTCGAAAAAGCTTAAGCACCACTGCAAATCTTCCAAAATATGAAGCAGTAGAGCTTATTGAGTACGACTTGGAGCTTTGCAAGCAATTAGAAATAAAGGTACCGACCAAGGAGGAGCTTGGCTACGTGTCCGATTAACAGTTCCCTATGAGTGAGAAGAAATCTAGCGAAGAAATAAAGCACCAGCTCTCTCTACTCCGTTGGCTTATGTCACAGCCTAGTCCAAGGGCAGCAATAGAAAAAGCGCATAAATTGCTCATGGAATTACAAGTAGTCAAAATTGAAAAGGACGAAGACTATACTGCCGAGTTTTTGGAGTATTGGGCAGTCTACCCAAAGAAGGTAGGAAAAGGAGACGCATACCGAAAGTGGCAAACACTCGTAAAAAGCGAGAAGAAAAAAGAACAGATTATTGCCAGTGTTCAGCAGCACAAAGGTACGACACGTTGGAAAGAAGAAGACGGTAAATATATTCCTAACCCCGCGACGTTTTTGCACCAGAAACGTTTTGACGACGAAATAACGACGCCAGAACAAAAAATAGAGCCAAAATTCCGTTATGAGTACGACGCCGCCAGTAATAGTGTTAAAGAAATTCCTATATGACAAATGCAAAAAAGAAGGGCAATGTATGGGAAAACAAGCTTGCTAATTGGCTTCGTAGCCACGGTTTCAAGGCTACAAAAGACCCTTCCAGTGGCTCTCACTCGGAACGAGGGGACATTGTGAACAACATGAACCTCACTATTGAAAGTAAATCATGCAAAAAAGTAAGTCTCATGGAGTGGTGGAAACAGGTGGACTACGCCGCCAGCCAGCAAAGGAACGAGCCGTGCTTATTTATTCACATTGACGGTATGTCGGACAACGAGTGGCTTGTAGTAATGCACTCCGAAGATTGGATTGAACACATGAAAGCAGACGATAATGTAGAGCAAACTTATCAAGACCCCAAAGCGAAGTACGCTCTTAATAATGCACGAGAAGCGTTACGAGTCGCTCTTAAGTACCTAGAATTATGAATGAAGAAGATTATAAAATTGTTGAAGCAATGGAAAGAACTAGCAAAATGAACAACATAAACGCCATAAATGCCGAGACGCGGCTTAAAGCACAGTCTCAACAGACTGACGACCACTTGGCAGCAATACTTATCGCAGTCTATTCTATGCCACCAGAAGCCCGTACGCCGGTGCTGGAGAAGTATTATCACAATCTACAGACAATGATGGAAGCACGAGTAAAGAAAGCGCTTATAGCGAGCATAAACCCTTGCCAAGTGTGCCAAGGAGACGGTTATATCGACATTGACGGCGACGCTGGCGAGCATGGTTGGGATAAAATAGGAGAAAAGCCTTGTCCGTTGTGTTACCCAGAATTTAAAAAGGAATAAATATGAGTTGGAAAGAATATTACGCCGGAGTGCGGTTTATAAAAAACACTTCCGGCACAGGAGGAGAAGCCGTACACCGACTTAAAGAGTGGAAAAAACATGCTCTACCGTTAGTAAATCAGAAGCTTAATCAAGAGCAATATGTTTGAGTTTCTCATGCCTATTTTTACGACATTTCTCGTAACAACAACCGGCTTTACTGTAGACCTAGAAGAAGGGCACAAGTATGAATTTATACGTACCTCGACCAGTACAGCAGCCGTCTACGTCGACCAGAAGCTCCAGTATACGCTCACAGAAGGAGTTATAAACAGGTAGTCTTGTAGGCAAGCGGGCAAGCGTGTATAATGTAACTAGTTTCAGTAAGAAACTATCGGAAGCTTTGTAAGTGACGAAGGTAAAAAAATTAACGGGGTATGTAAATGTGTAGACATGAACGAACTACTCGTTGTACTTCACACACTAGACGCAGAATATTTAGTAGAACTTAAAAAAATTACATAATATGACCATTTCAGACAAAGTCACCATTGCAATAATTGCTCTTTTCCCACTTTATTTGATCGCTCGTACCCTTACCACGACGTTTACTTTGTCTTAACTACAACACCGATGAGTAAAAAAATTAGTTTAAACTTTGAACCAAAAGTGACTAAGATACCAAGCGTGGAGGAGAGGGTGGATAAAGTATTTCAAGAAGTAATGGCTGACATAGGAAAACACTACAAAGTAAGTGACAGGCTATCCGACATTTTAAGCGACAGTCTTAGTGAAAGACTTGCCCAAACCCTCACCGCAGACCGCACCGCCCTACTGACCGAGCTGAGGGATAGTGGACTGTTGGAAGAAAAGCCAGTAAATATCTGTGGTTTTAATTTTAAAGGAGTCACTGTGGAAACAGAGGATGCTGTTGAGATTATTTTTGCGTATGAAAAGATAGGTCACAACACCCTAGCCAGAGCAATCAAAGCCCGCCTCGATGAACTTATTAAAATAAATAATGTATGACAAAACAAGTTACACCATTGGAGTATATTGAGTACGTTATGGAACAAATGGGCTGGAACCAGAGGGATTTATTAAAAATGGGATGCAATAATCAGCAAAGCCACATCTCCGAAATGCTCAGCGGAAAAAGACGGTTAAATATAAAATTTATTAGAGTCTTCTTAGAGCAAAGTCATAGAATGAGTATGGCCTACATGCTCTTGGCAGATTATAAACTTATTAAATCCACTAAATAAC